TCAGGTGACGCTAATCCACGCTTACGCATCTCATCCTTACTTTCAGCTTTCATCTTACCACTAGACGTAAAGCTATATCTAATACCTGTCAATTCCGCTAATAACTGATCGTCTTTCGGCAACTTACAAGCACGATCCTCAAACCAACCCTTAGTCTTAAACCATAACTCACTACGCAAATTTAAATATGTAGCACCCATACTAGGCGCTTCAGAAACATTAACACCACGAACAGGCAACTCTAGCTCTCTCAACCTATCAACAACACCAGAACCAAGCCCAATACTATCCACAAGTATTTCTCTAGGCTTCTTAGATGGCTGTAAACTTTCATATTCTGCAACAACACGGCCAACAGTCTGCATCAAATCTAAACCAGACCAAGACCTCATTTCAGTCACAATAGAACCTTGCCGCTTGCACAACGCAGTTTTGTCATTACCAAACCTACTAACGTCTAAACCCCACACACTAGGCAAGTCCTCATCACCCTCAACATCACGATGTATTGCATTCTCAACCAAGTGATACGGTATAATCGTATCATCATCAGCCTGTGGAAATTCTCCTAACACTCTGATTCTAAAGGCATTACTGTCTTCACCATAGCGCAGCTTCATCTCATCAACAAACTCATCACTAACCAAAGGACTATCTACGCACGACCAACGCCTCGTCCACCAACTAGAAGCCAACCTATTCTGGCTCTCAAAAAATGTACCACTAGATCTAGTGGGGTTGCTCAGCATAATTGTCGTAGCATTATGACCAGACATAGAACCAGCAGCAGCTTCAAATACTTGCTCTGGCACACCACTAGCCTCGTCTACAATCAACATAACGTGTTCTGAGTGTACTCCTGCTAAAGCTTCTGGCGTTTCTGCTCTTGAGGTTCTAGCCGAAATAAACATCTCACTAGGCGCAGCCGTATGCTCAACACGGTCAGACTTTACGTTTAACATTTCCTTAAACGCTTCGGGTAACTCATTAATCCAGCGCTTCATCTCAGCAAATAAAGCATCAAACAACTGGCTAGATGTTGGTGCGGTTACAACAACCTTATTAGGATAATGCATCAAAAAATACCAAAGCATAGCCCAAGATGCAGCAGTTGACTTACCAGTACCATGCCCAGACCTTATACTAATCTTACGCTCACCAGACGCAATAGCCTCAAGAAACTCAGCTTGATATTCTAACGGCTCTACACCAAGCACCTCTCTCACAAACAATGTTGGCTTTCTAGCGTAACGCTGAGTAAACTCAATCATCGTATTCTGAGATAAGTCATTCATGGTCAATAACCTTCATCTTACGCAGCGCATCTAAATGCAAATCACCAATGTTAATCTGGATGTTTTGTTGACTACCGCTACCATAACGATTTTTGTTTAAAGATGAAGCTATAAAATTATGCTGCTGCGCTAAACCCTTCGCAATGCCAATATCAACCTGATTAACATTTGCCTCGCTAACGTCACGGCTGTTCTTACCGTTTAACGCCTCGTCAACCTCAACATCACGCCTATCCTTAATATCGCTTAACATATCAAAAGCTGCATCAGCATGAGCATCTGCAACTTGATGCTCTATCTCGCGTATGGCGTTACCATACTTTTCGCTCTTCACAATGTTACGCCTAAAGTAACCGCGATCTAACCCAAGCTCTTTAGCAATCATAGGTATAGTTTTGCCTGCAAGTAACTCCTGCTGCAAAGTCTCAACCCCACCACGCTTATCTAGCTCTGCAATAGCTTTTTTGAATTTTGGTCTGCCTGCCATGCTTTCCTCATATTATTACTTCGCCCCGTACTTCAACTAATAATAATAATATACTAAAGTAATTATTATTATTATTAGTATTTGTATTTGTACGCAGAAGTATAACTAATAATAATAATAAAAGCTAATAATATTAGTTTTATTAGTGGGGGTGGGTGCTGCGAGAAAGTTAATAAAACTCAGGGAGGTTAGATTTTATTAAACAGCACCCAAAAATCCTATAACACAAATTTTTGTGTGTGGGAATGTAGTATTAAAGTCGGGGGTGGGGGTGGGCTAGGCAGGGGGGGGTCAAATTTATTGTATACCGTTGCATCTCATTGTTTGAAGTTAGTCAAAGACAGTACAACCAGAGTCAAACATGGGGTATTGTTCTAAGTTTAACCAATATTAAACAATGGCGAACAATAGGTTGCTCTTTGTTTCGCATTGTACTATTTGCGCGCGCCCCTGCGCGACCTTGTGCTTTACTGTTTGTCGTGTCGCGTTTTGGCAAAAACCAAACAATGCTAAACAATTGAAAACAATTGTATACTAAACAGGCGCTATGCTCTGAGAGGCTCTGAGAAGCTCACTGAGAAGCGAAAGGCCTTTCAGGTATCTTAGGTCAAAAAAAGTCTTTCCCCTAATATTGCCATAATATCTCTATAATATTAAAAGCATTTGACCTGATATTAAAAATACTGTTTAAATATATATATAACGAATCAAAGAAAGGTTAAAAAATGGACAAAAAGACAACACAAGTAATGCACGAAATAACTTCTAGAGTTACTTCAGACATGGCTACAGCGGGCATCAATTGGGTAAAACCTTGGGTAAATGTATTGCAGCACAATCAACCAATGAGTGCTAGAAAGCATCAATATAGCGGTATTAACAGAATTAATTTATCAATGCTTATGGCTGCTAGAGGTTATACTTCACCTGTTTTTGCAACCTATAATCAATGGCAAAGTTTAGGCTACGAATTAGAAGGTGCTAAAGGTAAAGGCATAAGAATTGTTTTCTGGTCACTTATTAAATATGAAGATAAGAAAACAGGTGAAGAAAAACTTTATCCTAAATGGAAATCTTGGCCTGTTTTTAACTCTCAATATGTTAAAGGTTGGAAAGGTGATTTTTTACCTGAAGAAAAGAAGCTAAATCAGGATTGGTCTGACATTATTGACGCTGAAAACTTAGCAGAGTTAACAGGTGCAAAGTTTGTTAATGAAGACGCCAACAGCGCTTACTACAGACCCTCTAATGACACGATCAATATGCCAAGCAAAGAGCAGTTTAAAAATGCTTCGAGCTATTATGGAACACTGTTTCACGAGCTTGGACACTGGACAGGCAGCAAGGAAAGATTAGATCGCAAATTTGGTACTCGTTTTGGCTCTGATGGCTATGCTTTTGAAGAATTGATTGCTGAATTAACAAGCGCCATTTTATCAGGTCTGACTAAAGTTGACGCTGAACCACGCGCAGATCATGCTAAATATTTAAACAGTTGGATTGAGTGTCTAAAGAGTAAACCTGACGCTATACAAAAAGCTGCTAGTGCTGCTGACAAAGCTGCAACATTTATTCTAGAAGCTGCCAAGCAATCAGAAACAGAAAATATAAAAGTAGCGTCTTAGGGCGCTACACTAATTAAGAAAGGCTAAGATAATGAATAGAACGTATTACGTTTATAAAGGTTATGATCGAGTAAAACCTTTAGCTATTATTGCGCCAAATGTAGCGAGTAATAGGTATGTTCAGGAGGTAAAACACTTGAACGCAAAACATGGTCACATAACAATTCGCAACTGTTTAGGCGGATTAGTAAGTGAGATAACAGAAGACGGAATAATAAATAGTTTTATTAAACTGCATGATGAAGTTGATGAAGCGCAATAATATTATCAGACTAGCTCTTAATTGAGCTAGTTTATAATATTATTGTAATATCAGATAATATTGATAAAGTAAAAATACGAATCAATGAAAGGCTAAAAAAATGAAACTTAAAAATATAAAATCAAACGTAACAGAGTTAACTTTTAAAAATCATTATGACGATTGCGATGTGACTCTGTTATTCTCTTATGACACACCAGTAGCAGGATATGACGTTAAAGGTGCGTTTAAAACGACTACAAAATTTAGTCAAACAACAACAAAGCATATCAATCAATATTTTGGCGATGTGCAACCTCGTTTAGTTGTTCAAGAATATATTAATTCAATAAGAGATGGTGAGGCTTAGACAATGACTACACGCGAAATAATTTGGTACACGCTTACAAGCTCACTTTTATTAACTGGCATTTTTGCAGCGCTGTTTATGGGCTTTGCAATTGCTGATTTAATAAACGAAATAATTTTAATTAAGAAAGGCTAAGACAATGACTAGTGAAGAATATTTAAGACGGCAATTTTATAGGCTTAAAAATACTAAATACGGTTTCAGTGTCATAATATATGACGGTGAAGGGAACCATACAAACCAAATGGAATTAACGCCAAATCGAGCAGTTGAAATATTAACAATATTAAACGAAAGGCGAACAGATGAAGCTTGAAGAAAGCTATTCAATAGATCAGCGAATAGAAAACGCGCAAAAAGAAATGAGAGATATTTTTACCTTGTTAGAAAAAACTTTGTTAAGGGTTCGAATAGTACAAGGTGAATTAGAAAATTTAAAAGAATTTAACAAATATAAGAAAGGCTAAGACAATGTTTATTACTTTAAGTTATTTTGACGTAATGGAAGCAATCCAAAAACATTTGGAAAGCAAAAATATAGAATGGAAACACAACGAATATGAAGACGTTTGGATTGAATATCAAAAACCAATTTGGGAAAATAAGAAACACAAAAACGGTAAAGTTGTGATGAATGAACACGGCTACCCAAAAAGAGAAATTGTTAAATGGGAAAAGTTAAACGAAAATTTTAGCGACTGTGATGAAATGCGAATATGGTATTCAGAAGAAGAATAATAAAAACCTTTCTTGATTTAACTTAGACCCTGTTTTGCAGGGTCTTTTTTTTGTGCGCCCTTGCCATATAACCACCGAATAGAGTTGCTTAATTCTGCTATCAGGTGGGTAGCCTCATCAAAAGGTATTACCCCCACCAGAGCGCCCTTAGAATAGATGTGAAGGCCATCTGAATGTACAGCCCACCTTATTGGCTCTTTCTTATTTCCATCAACCGCCATTTAATAGCCTTTACTTGTTCATTGCTCCATTCAGGCAGATTAACACCCAGAACGCGCCTGCGATTAGCGAAACCGTAAAGCTCATCTTCAGTATTAATACTTGCAAGTTTTTGTTCAAAGTTCTGCAAAGGTTTAATCTTACTTGTTCCATGCTCGAACGTCTTTGCAATGCCCTTGCTTAACTTGTCTTTTATATAGTTAGAATAATCCACACTAATCTCCGCTACATCAAAATAATAATAATAATAATATACTAAAGTAATTATTATTATTATTAGTATTGTTAATGTTTTGTACTATTTAGATAATAATTAACTAATAAATATAATAATTTACCATCTAAGTTATTGTTAATAATACAAAACATTTTATTAGTCCTCATCGAAAGGATTTTTAATTATGCCGTCCTTATCTAAGAACCATATTTGCCCCTCATTTGCAGCAATATGTCCTGCGCTCATCAAAGCTGTTACAGCCTGTTTATAGGTTTGTGCAGGGTTAGAAGCGCCTACAAGTTTACCTTTGAA